CCCGCTTTTTCAATAGCTGAAGCATATCAGGTGATAGTCCGTCAATTCCTAGACGCGCATAATCCGGTTGAAAGGTGATTTTTGTATAGGGTTTAATGTTAGACTTGCCTGGGATTTTTGTAATGACTGGTTGGCCAATAACGTCCAAGTTATCCCTGAAATCCTGGACGTATTTTAATCGGCGCACATGGTCCACGGTCTCTACTTGCCCATAAGTAGACCAGATTAACACAAGCTTGAATCCGAACCCGTTCTTGCCACCAACAATCTTTTTCTCGGTTTTATCGTAATTGGTAGATGTCCGCAAATGCCCAAAAATCAACTCTGGAATCCATATGTTATATTCTGGGTGTATCGCAATGTCAATTCCATTGCCGTCATTCATCATGGAAATAGTGCCATCAGTAGAAATGGATACGTCAATATAAGTCACTGGGACTACATTGGGCTTTCCATCTGCTTCTGCTTGGGCCATGCGAATCACGTGGTCGCGACAGTTGACAATACCCTCATCAAATAGCTTGTATAAGCCTGGGATGTAACGAATTGTTTTTTGAATAATTTTATTTGAGCTATCGCTTTCTTCTACTCCTGCTGCTACTCCTTCCTTTAGGATACACATTTCAGAATCAACCTCCTCAACAGACCCGATATAGGTATCGGGATTGTCTAGTATATGTTGCTTATCTGTTTTTTGTTGATACTTGGTGGCGAGTTCTTGTTCCGACATGACTATTATATTTAGTGGGATATCTTTATACTTTATTTATAATTCAATTTTTACAAGCGTATAATTCTAACAGTAAAATGTTACATTACATGTTTTAGTCCATATGTCTGTTGAAGGGTCTGCTGAAAAAGATATGTTGTTGTTAATTAAAGAATAACTGTCATTCCAATGTTGATTGCCATTCTCGCCTAACCAATTTTCGCATACAAATCTATCATCACTAACTTCTATAGGGCTACATGATATTATATACGAGGCTCTTGCCCACCAAAAATTAAACCATATCCATCCTTTTTCAGCAGGCATTAATCCGGCCTTTTGTATGGTTGGATATTTTTCAAAAATATATAAGGTGCTTTCCCAATTTAATAAAGTGCTTAGTGTTAACCTTTGTTCTGTTTGTATCCTATACTTTCCTAGATTATGATTAACCATTCCTTTGCTATGTATATAAATAAATAATTTGTCGGAATGTTCTAATGCCAACTCCCTAATTTTAATTAAAGCAGGAAATTCATATTTATTTTCATATACTTCAGTTATTTCTATTGATATTTTTAAAACGGATTCAATAATTAATTTAGCTTCTTTAATATCATCAGGAGTACCTAATAACACCGCGTGTACTTTACTTACACTTATAACACCGCTTTTATAAACATCAAATAATTGATATTTAATCATGTGTCGCCAATCTTTATCATTATTAAGAAAAGCGTAATATAATATAAAAATAACAGAATTCTCTTGAACTAGTTCTATAGCGGTGTCTTCTGTAGGAGGCCTCCAATGATGATGCACTGTATTTGAATTAGATAAATACTCTTTACTATTTTCATGAGTGTTTTCATGAGTGTTTTGTAAAAAATGATAAATAGAATTATCTTTAGTAACAGTTTCAATAGTATCAAAAATTTCTGGATTATTTGAAATGTATTTTTTCCAATCAAAATTGTCAGGAATGTTACAATATTTCCGATTTTCAAATCTGCCATGTAGAAGGTAATGATTTTCTAATAGTTCTTGATTATATCCAAAAGCTTTATTTAAATCATCGTAATAGGTTGAATAAAAGATATAATTAAAACATTTAGGTAAGGTGTTCATAATATTATATATTTTAAATATATTATTTAAGTTATTTAAACCAACATAATATAAAGCATATTTATTAAATTTATCCCAGGAAGTAAGCAAAAGCATGTGGTCAACTTGGGAAGGGATCATGCTTAAAAATACTTTCTAAATAAAAAAGGGTAATTGAGCCTTTCGGGGTTTGACCCAACTTCGTTATGAATAACACATATATGGCAAATGTGTAGCATATTTAGATAATGTAATTGCTAACTTTAACGGCAATAATGACGATTATAATGACGATGATGAATTAGCTAACTTAGAACCAGACATCCCACCACCATGGATTCCTCCTCCTCCTTTACCACAAGTAGATTTAGACGAATTATATCCTGACCCCAACCGTTCAACCTCACCGATGCCAGGAGGTGGTAAAAGACGTAGCAAAAGAAAAAGGTCTAACAAAAAAAATCTAAAAGAAATAAATCTAAAAGAAGAAATGTAAAAAAGTATAAAAAGTATAAAATGGTCTAATATAAAAGCATGCCTATTAAATTTATTCCAGGAAGTAGGTCCAGAGCAAGTAAAATAATTAGATTACATAATTTAATTTTAGCACAAAATACAGCTGCTGAGAATAAAATCATTTGTTCATGTATTCAAGAGCAAAATACTCATAAATCAAATACAAGTTACAACACAAACTCACAAACCGCAAATCAACGGTTCTCTCAACAAATAGTTTCAGGAATTGGTGGAAGAGTAGTATTTATAAAAGTGGATGATTTATTTTTAACGAATTATTTAGGAAAAGTATATGGACAACCTGGGGGGAGTGGGATGCCGCTTAGGAACACCTTCTAACCGAGAATTCTATCCCCGCATGTTATTTTCTTATGTTATAATATAATGACGCGTTATTCAAAAGGTGCTGATGGCAAATATCATATTGCTGGGAAAACATATGAAATATTAATTGGTTCTAGAGCGCAGGTATGGCACGGAACTGCCTGTAAGACATCTGGAGGACTTAAGAAATCTGATTTAGTGCAAAATAAACATGGCCGAGTTGTTTCCAAAGCCAAGTTTGCTTCAGCAAAACGGGATAATAGATTAGTTAAAGCGGGTTATGGGACCAAGAAGGGGAAATTCGGGTATGTTAAATTAGGTTCTAAAAGAAGCAGTAAAAGGGGTGGAGGGCATGCTTCATATCCCTCAGCATACACAGATGCCCCCCATTTTTCGGGACCCGTTATACCATTTGAAGGGTCTAGCTCAGCGGATATAAATTTAATGGCTACAAATTATAGCGGTGGGCGCAGGCGCAGAGGGTCCAAGTCTAGGTCTATGTCCAGGTCTATGTCCATGTCCAGGTCTATGCCCAGGTCTATGTCTATGTACAGAACGTAATAAAAAAAAATTGAATTATATTTCTATTTTATAGTAAAATACAAATACAACTAATCAATTATAATCAATTATAATCAATTAAAATGAATCTATTTATCTTATCTTTAATCCAAAGAGAGATTGCTCGCTTTATGATGGACAAACATGTAAGTAAAATATTATTAGAAGCCGTACAAATGTTATGTTCTGCGAAAAGAATATTAGACCCTGACGACACTCACGTGTGTTTATACAAACTTGCGCATAAAAATCACCCTGTCACAAAATGGTGCCGATTATCCAAGGCGAATTTTATTTGGACCTTAGATTTAGTAGATGAGCTTCATGAGGAATGGAAGTTTAGGTATGGACACCCAGAGTCAAAGGTTCATAAATCTTACTTAGTTGCATTATATTTAAGAGAACACATGCCTAACGATGATGCATTTGAAGAATCAAGGCTGACACCATTCGCTTTAGCAATGCCTGACCAGTATAAAACGGATGATCCTGTAGAATCTTATAGAAATTATTATATGTCAGAAGAAAAACAAAAAATAGCAACTTGGAATAAAAAAAGAGAGAAACCTGAGTGGTATGTATAACAATATTTTAGTTATTTATAATTATTTACACATTTACAAATTTTATTTTTTTCCGCGTAATATAATCTGCGTATAAGTATTTAAAGATTCCAAATAAAATAAATATAAATGTCAACAGAAAACAATGTCTTAACAATTAAAACCGTTCAGATTGCTCCATTTAGAACATTAATGACTGCCTTGAAGGATATTCTATTAGAAACTAATATTTCATTCCAGAGTGATGGGATTCGCATCATTAATATGGACAAGTCTCACACTATTTTGGCGCATCTTCATTTAGCAGCGCAAAATTTTGAATTTTACGAATGTAAAAAGGATAAAATCATTATTGGCGTAAACATGTTCCATCTGTTCAAGCTTATCAATTCAATAGATAATGACGACACATTGACCATCTATATTGAAGCGGCGGATTACGTGGATGGAATTGTCTCTCACTTAGCCTTGAAGTTTGAGAACGGAGATATTAAGCAATGTAAAACGCAAAAGTTGCGATTAATTGAGCCTGACCCAGAGGAACTAGAATACCCTGACGTGAAGTTCTCTTCTATTATTAATTTGCCATCGGTAGATTTTCAGAAAATTATTCGTGATTTGTCATGTATTTCAGATAAGTTGGAAATCAAGTCAGTAGGAAGCGAGTTAATATTCAAGTGTCACGGACAGTTTGCTTCTGCAGAAATTCATCGTGCAGAATCTGACGGCTCTATGGGGTTTATTTTAAAGCAAGAGGCGAGCAAGGTAATTCAAGGCGAGTTTTCCCTGAAAAATCTAGGGTATTTTATCAAGTGTACGAATCTCTGTTCGCAAATAGAGATTTATTTACAAAATGATTTGCCTTTAGTAGTAAAGTACGATGTAGCATCACTCGGAAGCATCCGCCTTTGTCTAAGTGCGTTACCATCCTGCTAAGGGAGCCCATAAGGTAGCGATCTCATTATACTAGACACTTTAATTATGTATAATAATTATATTATTATCAATTATATTATTATCATTATACATAGTAATATGGCTTTCACCAGATTTCATGATGACCCTTGTAGAGTAATGAAACAGCTACAACAACAAACCGGACCAGGACGGTGGACATTAAATGTACCTGGTAACGGCGCAAATCCTTGCTTTATAGAAGACCCGCAAATACGTATTCAAACATGGGGCGCAAATTTACGCACAAATAGTATTAATTTAGAAAGCGATTTACTTGGAATGAACCAACGAATTAGTCGTGATTGTTTAGGAAAAGATGAATATACTAAACATAATGTAGAAACACGTGCTATTAAATATCCCAGTTGTAAGCAATTGTTTACTGAAGAATCTAGAGCTATATTGCCGGCATGGACTTTTCGTGATTTAGAGCAGGTGGATTGGTATTACCCTCCTTTAGACCCACAACGAAATGTGTGTCTTAGCTTTGAAAACAATTTAAGCACGCGCATCTTAGAAAAAGACTACTATGTTGAAAAAATGCCGTGTATACCTCCATACGCACCGTCGTCTATGATGCCTCAACAACAACAGATGCCTAAGCAAATGACTCCACCTGCTAACGGAAATATGTGAACATAAGTGAAATGTTATAATAATAAATTATTATATAAGAAAATATAATACTTTATATATATATTAATATGGAAATAGCGATACCTTTAATAGCCCTCGGTGGCATGTTTGTCGTATCTAATTCAAAATCAAAAAATAGTGGGAAAGAAAAATTCAACAACATGGGCAGAAATTCGCAAGAATTACCTAACACTCATATCCCGCCACAAAATTTTCCAGTAGTAAATGACAGAGAACTCATTGATACTACGCAGAAATATCCTAACCCTAACACAGCAACTGACAAATATTTTGACCAAACCTATTATGAAAATCAGCAAAATAAAACTGGTAAAAATGTAGGTAATGTGATTCAAGAAATGTACTCGCTAACTGGCAATTATATTGATTCTAAGGAGTTTAAGCATAATAATATGGTCCCCTTTTATGGTGGAAAAATTAAAGGGCAAGTTTATGGAGAGGACATGGCGGAAACAATATTAGATAATATGATTGGTAGTGGGTCTCAGGTCATTAAAAAAATAGAACAAGCTCCCTTGTTTAAGCCTCAAGATAACGTTCAATGGGCATATGGAGCCCCTAATATGAGCGATTTCTATCAATCGCGAGTAAATCCTGGCATGAAGAGTAATAATGTAAAACCATTTGAATCAGAGTATGTTGGACCTGGATTAAATCAGGGTTATTCATCCAGCGGATCTGGTGGATTCAATTCTGGTATGGAATCGCGTGATTCGTGGTTACCTAAAACCGTTGATGAATTACGTATATCTACTAATCCTAAGCAAGAATATACGTTAACGGACCATCAGGGACCAGCAAACTCTGTTATAAAGAATGTAGGAATTATAGGCAAAACAGAAAAATATTCGCCAGACACGTTTTATATTAATTCTCAAGACCGATGGTTAACTACCACGGGAGCTGAGAAGGGAGAATCTCTTCGGCCTATACAGGAAGTCCATGCGACAGTTAGAAATATTACTGCGCAGGCATATGCTGGAGTGGCAGCACCTGCTGAAAAAACAGCTAGTTATATACCGGCTGGACATGAACCGTCTAAACGTGCAGCAGTAGAATTAAACCAAGCTCCCGCAGGCGCAGTTGGAAGTAGACAATCAGCATATGTTCAAAATCACGCGAGTTATACAAATTATACTAATAACCGTGCTACTCTTAAACAACCAAACGCCTCAGCATATGGGTTCGGAGGAACAATGGGAGCAGTGATTGCGCCGTTGTTAGATATTATGAGACCTTCTAAAAAAACCGAATTTGTGAACAATATGCGCATTTATGGTGATACAAGCAAAGCAGTCCCAGAAAATTATGTAATAAACCCATATGATGTTACACCTACCACTATTAAACAAACCACTATATATTCTCCTCAATTTAATATTAGTACTCAAGTGGATGCGAGTTATGTGGCAAATGCGTCACCTGCTCCGGAAAATCAGCGAGATACTACATGTAGTGGAAGCATGGGATTTGTCGGAGGAAGTGCCACAACCGTTGGACCTATGGACGAATTTTCAGCATACATGCAAACGAACAACGAAAGTAAAGAAAAAAGTGTTGTTAACCGATTTAATTCTGGCGGAACACAAATCTTTAATCAGAATACGAATATATGTATTGCAAAACCGGAAGTACAGGATTGTAATATATGGTCGCCGGCCTGTTCTATTACGCCAAATGGACCCAGCACTAAAACTTATGGTAAAACACAGGTTCCTCAATATAATAATGAATGCATGACTTGTGAAAGAATATCGCCTGATATCTTAAATGCGTTTAGAGCGAATCCGTATACGCATAGCTTGACCAATTCTGTCTAATAAAGGGAACCAAGGTTCCCTTTGAAACCCTCCTTTACATTAGGTGAAGAAGTTGGGTCAGAACCCTTAAAAGAGTTGTCAACCTTGCTCGGCAAAGCCAAGCATAAGGGGCGGAGCCCCCGTATTGTATTACGTTTAATAAGTATATAAAAATACATCAACTATTATATCAATGTTAAATATTCATTCTGACATAATAGACAAATTAAATTACTTTCATAATAATCATAAAATCCCTCATATTATATTTCATGGTTCATCCGGGTCAGGTAAGAGAACTATTGTAAATAATTTCATCAACACTATTTATGATAATGACAAAGAGAGAATAAAATCATTTGTAATGTATGTAAATTGCGCCCATGGAAAAGGTATCAAATTCATCCGCGACGAATTGAAATTTTTTGCAAAAACCCATATTAATTCTAATGGCGGTGATACATTCAAAAGCATTATCTTGTTAAATGCCGACAAATTGACCATGGACGCACAATCCGCTCTACGCCGATGTATTGAGTTATTCAGTCATACTACACGATTTTTTATAATTGTAGAAGATAAATATAAATTATTGAAACCTATATTATCCCGTTTTTGTGAAATCTATATTCCTGAACCACTACATAATGGTGCCATTATTAATTTATATAAATATAACTTGGAGAAAATATTTAAAATGAAGGATGTTAAATATCAGCGAATAGAATGGTTGAAAAAGGAGCTAGGAAAGATTCAACCATCTAGTACAGAAATTGCGCATTTAATAGAATTATCTAAAAAATTATATGAACGAGGATACAGTGGGTTAGATTTAATAGAACTAGTAGAAAATTATCCAACGGTTCCATTATCTACTGATAAAAAGTATGAATTATTGATAGCTTTTAACAAAGTACGAAAAGAGTTTAGAAATGAAAAATTATTAATGCTGTTTATTTTGAATTTTATATATTTAAGTTCAAATTATAGTTTAGAAAATATATCATTTATGTAAATGGACGATTTCAACGTATCCAATTTACACGAATCTAAAAATGAATGGTCGTCGCGATTATTAACTATTATGACGCCATTAATTATTGAAGGTATTCGCTCTATTTTTGATGAAGCAGTTAAACTATGTCAAGAGAATAATGAGATGGATAAGTATTTGATGACGTTTCAGAATTTCATTAGCCGAATTCCCAAGTGGAACCAGTCTATTATTGACCAAGAGAAAAAGCGTATTATGGATAAAAGTGGGTGCACGTATTTAGAAGATTTAGTAACTTGTGTTCATATTATTCAATTAAAAATTTTGACTGCCATGAGAGTAGGTCAAAAACAGAAGAAGATTGATTTAAATATACCTAAGTTGGAGGATTTTATTCATAAATCTTATATTAATGTTGCTAGGAAATTATATAAAAATGTATATTTGTTTGAGCTTAACATTCCGCCACTTCAAACCCAAAAGAATTATAGGGAATTGGAAATTATTGTTCAAGAATGTATAGCTTTAACATTGAGAGAAAGCATTCCAGTAGAAAGTATTTTACGGGCTTACATGGATGAGACCGTAGAAGAAGAAGTGGTTGAAGAAATTAAGGAACAGATGCTGGATAAACAAGCAGAAGCTGAAAAATCAATAGATAATATGGCTAAACAGGCGATTGAACAGGCGAAACAGAATACTGCTACTACAGTAGATGTAGTCAAATCGGAACAACCTGCTGCAGAACCTATTTCTGTCTTAGATACCTCTACAAGTAAGCTATCATTTAATGATATAGATTTTACAAGGGATTCCAATAATAATGAATCAACCGTAGTTGCTCCCAAAGACTACGAGAGACTAGATGAATTAAGTAATTTAAGAAATGAACAACGTAAGCAAGATGAGGCAGAGGACGATGAAGATAAATTAAAAATATTTGATGAAGAAATTACATTAGATAATATGGATATTCATAACATAGATATGCCGGAGATTCAGTTATCTCCAGATGATTTATTATCAGATATTGAGGTGCTCGCCTAAATACGTGGGCAAGCCCCCGTAGTGCGTATAAACATAAATATGTTTCTACTAAGATATTTTAGATGAATAATATATTTATAATCGCTGGCATAATTTCAGTGATATATTTCATTGCAAAGTTTATTGAAATGAGATTTATTGAAAAAGAAAGTAAACCCTTAAAACATTTAATACGTGATTCTTTATTAGTATATTTTAGTGTGCTTATAGGAAATTTTGTATCAGAACAAGTTAGTCCTGTTTTAGAAACTGTACATGTGTCTAATCCTGTAGCATTTACAGATAATCCAGGGTTCTAATCAATATATAAATTAATTATATGTAATTTATATATATGAGTGACGAGAAACAGCATATGGAAAAAGACCTAGAAATAAAGTTTATTCAAGGACCATCCCCAAAACCAATAGTTCCTTTTGATGATATGCGACAATTTTTTATGATAGTTAATCCTGATAGTTTAGAGCCAGACCACTATTATTTAGTGTTCTCTAGTGGTATGTTAGGACATAATAAGCAGTATGATGCTTATTATATTGTTAAATATTTAGGCACAGATGCTGACGGGGGAATTAGAGTATCTCAAATATTTTCACGAAATCGTTATGACGGGTGGGCTAAAATATCAGATTATATGAGTGGGTCAAAATTTTATAAAGAGGAAAAAACTTATAAGGCTGATACAGTATTTCGTACAGATGTAATGTATTCTAGGGCAGATGCTAAGAATATAAATTATATTTTTAGAGACCTTGGTCGTCGTCAGTCCGACTTTAATAGCGAAATGCCAGCAGAAGAGGTAGAAGATATAATTGAAGAAATTATTGCGCGTAAAATAGCAGTTAAGGCGGCATCTACAGCAGCTGCAGCAGATACAGGCGATACCAAAGAAACTAAAGGAGGTAGTAAAAGAAAACGCAACAAGGGTAGAAAAAAGAAACGTACTATGAAAAAAAGAAGTAAAAGAAGAAAATATAAGTAATTTATAAATTATAATTGTAATATATAATATGAGCGAACCAGCAAAAAATCCTTTTACACATGGCGATTTACAATTTGTAAGGGGCGCCCCTCCAAAACCTCCAAAACAGTTAATAGATTTTAACGAAATGTTAGATTTTTTTCCAGAAATTGAGCTTAGTAGTTTAGTCCCTGGAAATAATTATTTAGTGTTTACACAAAGTCCTAGAAGCCCCGGTGACGGAGCATATATTATTGTTAAATACTTACGCACTGATTCTAGAGGGAATATTACAGTGTCTGAGTTATTTCGTCGCGATAGGTCTACAGATGGGTGGTCTAATACAATACAAAGCACTCGCGGGTCAAGATTTTTTAAAGAAGAGGACACATATCCTGCAGCATGTGTATATAAAGACGCCTCATCTTTCACTACCTTCGCAATCGAACATCAAAAACGTTCGCCAAGATACTTTTTTAGAGATATAGGGGAACGTCAATCGGAATTTAATGATAACGAATTGTCTGATGAAAAAGTTGCTGATATTATTGAAGAAATTGTTGACAGTCAAATGACTGATGATGATGGTGAGGATGCTGGAGTTGCTAAAGCATCAAGTGGTGGCAAGAACAAAAGAAGACGCACCATTAATAGAAAAAAGGGGAAACGCACTACCAAAAAAAGTAAATCGCGAAAACGCAAAACCTTAAAACGACCGCGTCGGAATAAAAAAATGGTTGGTGGCGGCAAAAAAATAACTGCTAGAAAAGGTCCGAGATTTTCTGATTCGCAGCCTTACAATACTTTATCTGAAGAAGCACAATTCCTATGTGACCAAATATCTCAAGTTGTACAAGCCGTAGAGTCTAGAGTAAGGTTATGGAATCGTATGAAAACTAGTGTAACTTGTAGTTTATGTTCTGAAGAAAAGTGTGAAATAGATTGCCACCAGTGTCAAGGGGCAAAAGTGAATGTATTGGGTATACCATCTAAACAAACAGGGTGTCAAGCCGCTCTTTGTGCTCAATGTTTAGCTGACACCTCTAATCAAACTCATGAAGATATGCGTTATGACCCACCCAGAGAAACTAAAAAATTTGAAACAGTGCAAGATGTACAATGTCCTTATTGTACGAGTTCATATAACTCTAGAATACATGGTCTAATAACACGAATGAATGATGACGAGAATGCCCCGCGTGAAAAGATTGATATAATGGAAGAATTTGCCCAAAATCTTACACAAGCTAGTCAGGAGTTAAGTCAAGTGTGTAATGAGGATGACACAACTATATTACGTAACAAACCAGATATTATTTCATCAATAAGCAAATTAAAGAGGGCTGTCCAAGAGTTTGAGTATAGGATTCGGGAATCTTATCCTAGTACTGATACTGGGATGCTACCCAGGCCATATCAACAACCTACATCATCTGCTATATAAAATTGATTAAAATTGATTCTTTTGTTATACATAACATTAAAAAGCACAATAAAAAATGGATGTTGGAACTAGCGTTGAAACCGGTCATGTATCGGAATTTATTGGGAACATTTTTAAGATACAAAATGATATGTTACAAGAACTTAAAGCAGAATATTGTATGGATAAAGCATGTGGTGTGTGTTATAAACCATTTATAACACCTACCTTGGATGACTATAATGACACTATAGAAAAAATTCGGTTGAAATGCGGTGAACGTGTAGCCCTTCTGTTTGAGATGGAGGTCACTATTTGCCAGTGTTTCAGCGCCAGATTTGTATGTTTAACATGTAAAAACAATGACATATGTTTCGGATGTTTAACTGAAATAACAAAACGTAAAACAATCAAATTCCCTGATTGCGAAAAAGTAATTATAGCCAAGTGTCCGTTTTGCAGAACAGACAAAGTATTAATACCTAATGGAGTATTACTTGATATACAAGCGCATGGCGCGCCAGTATAAATTTCACCCAATGTGGGGCTCGAACCCACGACCACCAGATTAAAAGTCTGGCGCTCTACCAACTGAGCTAACTAGGTAATGTGGGTTAGAACACTGAAGGTATTCGCCCACATATAATATATTAACGTTGTCTTTATATTGTTTTACTTGGTTATGCTGGGTAAATGTATTATAACTGTACTATTTTTTATCTACCAGTCCAGACTTTTATTAATGGATATTTATTATAGTTAATTGTTTGCTTATCATGTACATATTGTTGATACGTATAATTCCACGACATGTAAGTTCGGATGTTTCCAAATAATGATTTAACTGATAATAAGGCAGAACATTCTAGCATAAAAACAATTCCCATTACACGTTCAAGTGTACACCGGTCAGTTCTACATTTTATAACATGTAACATATTAAATAGATTATACTTGTATTGTATTTTACACAAAAAATCGTGATTTATGTAGCATTGGCATCCAAAACATCCGTTCCAATTATCTTTTTTAGATAAACTCAGCATATTCGTTGAATTTAACATATTAATAATATTATATGAATTACGTAAAGAGTTAGTTAATCTATGTATATTCACTACATTTTCATTATCCTTTTTAAAATGCCATAAGGGAAGCACATGCATTTTAATCTTGTCAAAATTTATATATTTATTAATAAATGTACTATCATGAATGATCACGGCATTCTCAAAAAATTTATTTTTGGCGTAATAATAAAACGGCAGTATCTCTCCTCTTTGCGGGAATTCAGATTGAATAATTTGAATATTTTCATAATTATGGTCTGCTTTCAAAAATTGCGGATTACTATTGTCGTCAATAATCACTATCTTAGTTTCTGTAGGATATATTCGCCTTATACATTGAACACATTCGTTCCAGTAACGATTAGTTAATTCGGAGTTCACATGTCTCGTTAAAATAAAACCAAAGGTTGGCAATAATATATTTGTTAATGTACTAGCCATTACTATTATATGCTTTATATAATATAATAGTAAAATTTACGGGGTTAATGCCCCTGTGTATATAGGGATTTCATCTATGTTAACTACTTTATCTTTCTTAGGAATGTCCTTATTATTGATAACGTATTTGCTGAATTCTGGTCTCTCTAATTGTGCTTGAGGAGTATGTTTATGAACACACCGAGCAATCATTTTATATAATTTGAAATCAGGGTATCGTTCTGCTCCATTATTCTTATATAACACATTAATTCCATTATCATCCATCGTCCATTCAGCAATTAATCTGGATATAGGTTCACATTTATCTAAATGTGCTATATCGCTTATATCGTCAACAACGTAATCAAATATAGAGCATGCTAGTCTACATAAATCAAAGCTGTAATTCGGTTCTAGTCTCGGTTTTTTCTCATTAAAATAGGGTTCAATGTTATACTGCGTTGCAGCATCTCCTCCTGGTTGAAAACTATCACTACAGAATACCTTATTATCAAACCGATAAATGCTTCTTCCGAAATCTATAATTTTATATATTTTTCCGTAAGTAGGCACTTTGTAATATTTTTTATTAAAACAATAATACAGGAATTTTTTATCTGTTTTAATATACATTATATTATTAGTATGAAGATCATTATGTGTAAACGCGTATGCTTTTTGATATGTAATCAAAATCATAATGACTTGCATTAGCGACGCAAACCATTCGTCGCCTGACAACTCATCATTTATAATTAATTCATCAAATGTGTTAGCACAATGCTCCATACATATGACATGAACTGGGAAATTATGAAGAGTCGCCTCTATAATCTCTTCTTCATCCGTCAAATCATCAGATCCTTCAGCAGATCTTTCATCAGCAGACCCTTCATCAGCAGACTCTTTAGCAGATCCTTCATCAGCAAACCCATCTTCCGACTCCTCATGGGGTTCAGTACATTCATCATTTCTCTTACCTAACATATTCACCGGCACTGATTCGCCATTCTCTTCTGTATATGATGTGCGCGATGAGCACGTTGACGTAGATTTCAAGGTAGTAGTAGAATTGTCCATATTAAACACTTCTACATCTATCAAATTGAGAGATAAATCCTTCATTTCAGCTAACGAAATAACTGGTTCAAATATGTCTTCAAACATATTTTCATCAATGTCAATACACTCATCTACGTCAATGTCTTCGTCTGTATGAATTTTAATAGGAATCTTAGGTTGCGCTTGCCTATCGTCACATTCATCGTATTCATCATATTCATCCACCTCAAATAGAACATTTTTGTGTTTATTGAAAAAATCAGATTTACTCAAATATTCCAAATCGTCTATAATGTTAAGTGAAAAATTATTTTTAATAGCCAAAAAGGACCCATAATAATCTACACCATTTACGAAATTATGGTTATGTATTAACTGACTAGTCAAATACGAGAAAAATCCATCAACATATGCACTATTATTCATATCCAATATTTTGGAATGTACTGTTGCCGCATTAGATTGGTATGTAGGCAAATTAAATAAATTTGGGTCATTAATGTTATATTTACCAATTAAATATTTAAAAGGGTCTAGTAGTGGTGCCATTTTAAAAAACACGTCCTTGTCCTTGGTAACATTGGCATTAGTATCCTTAATGACACAATTAAATAATCTATCGTCGTCATCCATAGAATCATTTATATTTTCAATTACCCATCGGTGATTCAAATTGACATTATTATAATTAGTTTCATTTAGTGAAAAAAACCGATTATAAATAGGTACATAATTCTGTATCTTTGACAAATCAACCTCTTCTGCCATTTCTAATGCTTTAAACAGTGGGCTATTCTTTCTCTTAACATAGTTCACGGTGACTGCCATTAGCTAATTCAAATATAAATTCTAACTATATTTAACTCAATTATATATTATTGCTAAATAAGTTAACATTTAGTTCAATTCGCATTATTTTTCTATTAGAGTAGTTTAATATGACGCTAGACCTCAAGAAATTTGATATGAAATCAATTAGTTTTAAACCAAATGAGAGCAAGGGTCCAGTTGTAGTTCTCATTGGCAGGCGTGACACCGGTAAGAGTTTCTTAGTGAGAGACCTCCTATATTATCATCAGGATATTCCTATCGGCACCGTCATCGCCGGCACGGAAGAAGGTAACGGGTTTTATGGGCATCTGGTACCAAAACTGTTTATTCATAACGAGTATAATACCGCTATTATTGAAAATATTCTGAAACGACAGAAGAGCGTGTTAAAACAAATCAAAAAAGAAGTGGAAACATATAAGAAGAGTACAATTGACCCGCGAGCTTTTGTTATTTTAGATGATTGTTTATATGACGCTACATGGGCTAAAGATAAAATGATGAAGCTTTTATTTATGAACGGACGGCATTGGAAGATAATGTTAATCATCACTATGCAATATCCTTTAGGCATTCCGCCCACATTAAGGACTAACATTGATTATGTTTTTATTCTTCGTGAGCCCTATATTGCAAATAGAAAAAGGATATACGAAAATTATGCGGGAATGTTCCCCACTTTTGAGTCCTTTTGTCAGGTGATGGACCAATGTACTGAAAATTATGAGTGCTTGGTAATTAATAATAATGCGAAATCTAATAAATTACAGGATCAAGTGTTCTGGTATAAAGCTGACACGCATAATGATTTCAAACTTGGCAGTAAAGAATTCTGGGAACTGAGCAAAGGTATTGGGTCTGATGAAGAAGATGAACACTATGACCCTAATAATACGAAAAAACGCGGGTCTGGACCCAAAATTAACGTGAGGAAGTCCAAGTGGTAAGTCGGTTTTACAAATCTTGGTTTTTAAATAATAAACAAGACTAATAACTTAAAGCGTATCTTATTATATATATTATAACAAGATGCAAGAGTTAAATATCGTTGAGCTTATTGAAAAGAATCCACTTTCCAAACTATCAAATGTATACAATAATAAATTATTGAATAAAATTAAAGAAAATTTTACTAGTTTTGAACAACAATTGTTTGTAAGTAGCTTTTATTGCTACTTAAACTATGATAAAAATATAGATTTTATCGTAGATTTAGATAATGTATGGAGGTGGTTAGGATTTTCACAAAAATTTAATGCTATTAGAATGATAGAAAAACATTTTAAACAAGATATAGATTATAAAAATCTTGCTCCTCAATTTGGAGGGAAATTTGGAGGAGCAAGTTTAAATAACCATGTGCTTACTAATTTGGATAAGCACGATGAAAAATGGGGCGGACACAACAAACAAACAATTATGTTAACAATCAAATGTTTCAAATCATTATGCTTGAAAGCACAAACTACAAAAGCATCCGAAATTCATGAATATTATATGAAAATGGAAGAAGTCATGCATCAAATAGTAGAAGAAGAAACCGACGAGTTAAGACTTCAGTTGGAACAAAAAGATAATATTATTATGGAAAAAGACAATACTATAATTAACACAAAAAAAGAGAAACAACGAGCAGTAGAACAAGCCACCATTGAGCAGTTCCCCTTAAACACCGAATGTATTTATTTCGGCACTATAGACAATACAAATGAAGCAGGCGAAAAACTAATTAAATTCGGGCATACAAACAATCTCTCTTTAAGAGTATTAGACCATCGTAAGCAATATAACAACTTTATTTTAGTCGCCGCATTCAGAGTTCAAAATAAGGTAGAAATAGAGAATCTTATTAAGACGTACCCAAAAATTAAACGCCAAATTCGTAGCATTGAGGTTAATGGTAAAAGCAAGACAGAAATCATTGCGTATGATAACACAAATTTTACGACTGACAAACTATCCAAGCATATCAAGGATATTATTCACTCAAAGACATATAGTATAGATAATTTCAATAAACTCATGCAGCAAAATGAAATATTGGAAAATGAAAATAGAGAATTAAAGAAACAGATTGACAAGGATAAATCAACTATAACCCAACTGACTTTGGAAATGAATGAAATGAAAGAAGTTATAGAAAAACAAAAATCTACGATTGATGTAATTAAATGTGAAACTGAGTTGACAGAATCTACTACACCGCCCACAGTTCCGTATACTATGCCTGCTCCTTTATTTTATGATAGTGAACTGATACAAAAATTCAATGAATTTATTGATACCATGTGTATAGTGCGAGCAGATGTGGATGAATCCTCTGTAAATATGGAGGGGCAATTCAGACTGTGGTGTCAGATAAAACCCAAGAAAGAGACATTCCATGCTCTAAAACATTATTTGGATACTAGATTCAAACCCGCAAGAATTTCAAGGCAGGACAAGGACCAAGTAGTCCACGGATATATTGGAGTTAAACTTATTGACATTGTATATAAAAAGAAATTGGTAGCAAATGACGTTGAAACATTTTTATTCCAAGTATGTAAATTTTCACCTAACGGAAAAATGTTAAATTCAACATTATTAGAGGAGTATCAACGCTGGAAGAAAAGTGTAAACCTAGATATTGATAATATTAATAATATTGATATGAAAGATTTGAAGGAATATTTAAATTCATGCGAATATGTACTAAAAGCAGTGGTTTGGACAACTGATTATGGCAGCAATGAAGGATATTACGGAATATCATTAAAAAGCGACGAATATAAACACAAGAAAACCTCATCAACTGGTAAAAAAGTTGAAAAGAGAGAAATAACCACTAATCACGTATTAGGCACATGGGACACAATCGCAAAGGCGGCGCAGTATGAAAATGTATGTACCTCCAAAATGAGCCTTAGTATAAAGAACAAGGTGGTATTTGGCGATTATTATTACTGTACTACAAAATAATAAAAATAATAATTATTTATATTATTCTAATCACTCTAATCACTCTAATCACTCTAATCACTCTTAGGCTTTGCAAATGGTCCGCTCACCAACTCACTCAACCCGTTATCAGTCTTCCCCATAATAATATTATCTCCTTCAAACAATTCAGCACGGATATCCGCAGCAGAAATGGTATCTGACGCCTTTTGTAAATCATTCTCCTGCGAGTTCATATTATTAATTCCTACTAAATTACCCTGAGAATCAATCGTTTGGGTCAAGACATTGCCGGATTTCTCGGCATTTTTAATATTTTCCTCAATCGCCTGTTTCTTGGTTTCCTTGATGCGTTCATCAAAAGAGTTCTTAGCATTCGCTTCATTCTTCTTCTTATCCGCCATAAGCTGGTTCAATTCATCTTCCAAATATTCCACGCGACCCGTCTTATATGCTTCAGGGTCCCAAGGCATCCACATGCCGACTGGGCCAACAAACACATCATGATGCGGATCAACTTCTCTCAACATCTTACACCGAAGTTCAGCTTCTTCCTGAGTAGGATAAATGCCTCTGACTTTAAGTCCTCTAGTGGAAGTCTGAAAATTGTACTTAAGGTTGAAAGCATTTTCCAAGCTCTCTTCACTATGGTCAATGAATGTTTTATACTCATCCTCTAAAGTGGTCTTTATCAAATTTGCTTTTTCCTCCTTTAGGAAATCTTCAAAATCCTTGATAACATCATCAAATGTCAACTTATATTTATACGATACGAAATTCAAGAATTGAGTGAATTTTTCCATGCCTTTAGAAAATTCCCACTTCTTTAGGAATTCCTCAAAAAAATATATTTCTTTTTGCTTGATAATTTTTTCAGGAGAGACGAATGACACGCATACGAATTTTTGACCGGCGATAGGCTTGTCTTCATCCAACAAATCTACATATTTAGGATTAGGTTTGCCATTCTTTGTAGTCTTTCTCTCAACACCCCTTGCCATTTTTGATTGACTCATTTAGTATTTTTTATTATTTATATTTAAGTTTTTTATCGCATAATATATTTATAAAATATTTCAAATTAATTCTTACAATTTATTTTTCTTTTTTTCTACCTATCTATTATAATGAATAGTATGTTTAACATGGCAGAATTAATTAAGCGACTAATCAAGTATTTGGTTGAAGGTTTAATGGTTGCGATTGCAGCCTTTGCTATTCCTAAACGTTCGTTGAATTTAGAAGAAATTGGACTTATTGCTTTAACGGCAGCGGCGACATTCAGTATCTTGGATACATACATCCCTAGCATGGGAGTGACAGCACGTTCAGGTGCTGGATTTGGTATAGGTGCTAATTTAGTCCATTTCCCTGGAGGGTTCTAAACACGGAGGTTCCACCCCCGTAAACCCCCAACTTCGTTAAGGTTGACACTATAATCGTGTTAATATTTTGAAAATATATAATGATGTCATATATTTTCCAAGTTAAGTATTATCCCTAACAAAGTTGGGTCAGACCCCCGTCTTAAATGGTAGGTATAAACTCCCAGTTCAATTCCTGGCAAATCTTTTTCCAAATAGCATCCTGTTCTATTCGTTTCTCTCTATCTTTCAACATAGGAAAGTGTGGCAAATAGTGTGTTTCGCCTAATAATTCGCACAGCTTATACGCAGTATAATAATAATTCAAAAAGTTGACACGATAATCCGGACAATACTTAGAGTAAGGAGATTGTAATTCCATAAATAAATTACACAGAGTTTCTTCTAATTCGGGGGACATAATAGGCGGTTTGATGCCGAGCTTATCTTTAATAAAAGGAATATGTTCATAGTATTTATTATAGCCTAGTTTTTTCAATATTTCCTTCGTTTTATTATTAGAAATCTGGAATAAGTCTATTCTCTCTTTTTTAATTTGCAGTTTAATATTCTCAATAACTTCAGCAGGAATTTGTGTAGTTTCTTTTCCTTGAAACTGTGCCAAAATTTCTTTGAAATGGTTGATTTTCTTATATGCGTAAAAACACACTTCCTTTGGTGGTTCTTTATATGACGGTTTATCATTCTCTATTAAATAAGCCACGTTTTTAGAACAAGCGTTACAAATAAGTATCCCTTCATCATCTAATGGAATTAATTCACCCTTAAAACAATATTGGCATATATCTGTAGGTCGTATAAATGAATTAATATCTAAAAAAGACTCATCTATATTGCTTAAATATTTTTGAACAATATTATTACTATTATCGTTAGGCAACTCTTCTTCTTGTTTAATCTTAAAAAAGGAGTTTACCATTTTGCTTTTATTAACAGTAGTGGTACTTCCCATGCTACTATTTGAACCAGCATAAATTCCGGTGGAATCATTTACTTGAGAGATATTTTTTTTATTTTCAAAATAGTCAAAAATGAAAGTAGAATTGTCCAGCAAATACTCCTTTTTTTTGGCCTTTAGTGATTTAATTGTTAAGACAATTTCTTTAACTCTATCTTGAATATCCAATCTTTGTTCAATATTAAGTGTATTGTCAGTTAATAACTGTGCTGCTAATGTTTCACGCTCTAATTTTAATTTAGGAATTTTATCTTGGTCATCTTTACAAAATTCATTGATAAATTCATTATGTTTTCCATCTAAGGTGGTATTGGTTTTTTTATTTACTTTCAGCTTTTTAGCCGTATTAGGTTTAAATGCTGGCATTATATAAAGTGTATAATGTATTATTTAATAAGTAATTAAAGAATATTAATTATTGAATATGTTTAGTTAAAATAAGAGTATATATTTCTCATGATTAAATAATGGATACAATAAATATAAATACTGAAATGAATAAAATGAATGAAATGAATATAGATTATATTCAATTTCAAAAAATGACATTTTTATATAATGCATTAAACGAAGGATGGAGTATTAAAAAGGATGGTAATAAATATATTTTTACTAAAAAGCATGAAAATAAAAAGGAAATATTTGATGAATCTTATTTATTACAGTTTATGAAATCTAACTTTGATATGTCAAAATTATAATTATAGTTATTATATATATAAATGCTCAGACGTAACCTGAATAAAAATAAACCTAAAGTAGACTTAGACCTAGACCTAGAAGAAATAGACCCAGAGGCACAATCGCCAATGTCTCGTGCTCCATCTCCTTTTCTAGACGCATTATCTAATCCATTATTTAAACACGAGGTTGACTCTGGTAGACCTAGCAGTCCTAGCAACTTTGGTACTTTAAATTTACCGAGACCACGTGGTGTAAGTGAAGGAAAAATAACTGTACTTAGCACAAATCCTTTAATTGGGAATGAACATGCTGAATTAATGGAGGATATAAATAGCATGGAACTTTATCCCAATAACCAAGAAGAAATCAGTTTGGACCAAAAATTACAACAATTAAAAAGAAAAGAAGACGCAGACTTATATAAAAAAAGAGAAAAGTCAATAAGCAACTATTATAAAAATTATCAACAATCTAAACGAGTGCCTTTTTCAGATTCAGAACAATTTTATAAGGAAACAGATGAAGATTTAAATCCGCCGCAAATCTGGCCATTAGGATTAACTCGTAGAAATACTACACGCAAATCAGGTGGTAAATATAGAAGAAAAAAAGCGGCAAGAAAAAGTAAAAAAAATAAAAAAAGTAAAAAATCAAAAAAGCATGTAGGGCGAAAATCTAAATGAAAAATTACAAAAATCGCTTAGAACTTTGTAGTATTAATAATTAAATACGGCACCGCAACAATACTACCTCACAATAATATAATTTATAATTAAATTAATTTAGAAACAATTAATTTAATTCCATAAAATTTTTTTCTTTAGGGATAATATAAAATGGGAGGCGGACTTATGCAATTAGTAGCTTACGGCGCACAGGATGTCTATCTTACTGGCAATCCTCAAATTACTTTCTGGAAAGTGACATACCGTCGCTACACCAACTTTGCCATTGAATCTATTGAGCAAACATTTAACGGACAGGCCGATTTCGGTCGCCGTGTCACATGCACAATTAGCCGAAATGGCGACTTGTGCTACCGCACATATCTCCAGGTGACACTCCCTGAGATTAACCAGCTTATGGGTATTGCGGCCTTTGCCAGCGGCGAGGGGTCCGGTGTTTATGCCCGTTGGTTGGATTTCCCGGGAGAGCAGCTTATTGCCCAGGTTGAGGTGGAGATTGGTGGCCAGCGCATAGATCGCCAGTATGGTGATTGGATGCACATCTGGAACCAGCTTACCATGACTGCTGAACAGCAGCGTGGATACTTCAAGATGATTGGTAACACCACCCAGCTTACCTTCATCACAGATCCTTCCTTCGCGGATGTTGATGGCCCATGCGACTCCTTGGCTCCTCGTCAGGTATGCGCCCCCCGTCGTGCTCTTCCTGAGACGACCCTCTACATTCCTCTCCAGTTTTGGTTTTGCACCAACCCTGGTTTGGCCCTCCCCTTGATTGCCCTCCAGTACCACGAGGTCAAGATTAACTTGGATATCCGCCCTATTGATGAGGTCCTCTGGGCCGTCACATCCCTCAGTTGCGAGTCCAACATTCCCGGCGCCAAGTCCGTCAACTTCGCTCCCGGACGCCCTGTCCCTGCGGCGATTGCGTACAACCAGTCCCTCGTTGCCGCCTCCTTGTACGTTGACTACGTATTCTTGGACACGGACGAGCGAAGACGCATGGCGCAGAACCCCCACGAGTATTTGATCTCCCAGCTCCAGTTCACTGGTGATGAGTCGGTTGGTTCTTCCTCCAACAAGATTAAGCTCAACTTCAACCACCCCGTGAAGGAGCTTATCTGGGTCGTTCAGCCCGATCAGAACGTTGACTACTGTTCATCTTTGGTCTGCGACGCCCTCTTGTTCAAGGTGCTCGGTGCCCAGCCCTTCAACTACACGGACGCTATTGATGCGCTCCCCAATGCCGTCCACGCGTTTGGCGGACCCCACGAGGTTGGAGGTGTTAACCAGTACATTGATGCCCGCGGCCTTTTCCAGGACGCTGGTGCCATGGATGCTGAGTTCACAGCTGGCTTCACGGGATACTGGAACGGACCTGGTGATGGTTATGGTGAGCCCAACTTCGGACCTAACCACCACGTCCCCGTTGGTCCTAACGGCAAACCCATTGTTGATGCTAACGGCAACATTGCTGCTGGAGTCCTCGGAGACAAGGCGATTACACAGTATGCTGGCATGGACCAGTCCACAGTGTCTGATGCCGGAACATTCGTTCTTACGGAGACATCCTTGGACATGCACTGTTGGGGACAGAACCCCGTCGTCACTGCTAAGCTCCAGCTTAACGGCCAGGACCGCTTCTCTGAGCGTGAAGGGTCCTACTTCTCCTGGGTCCAGCCTTACCAGTCCCACACACGTTGCCCTGATGAAGGTATTAACGTTTACTCGTTCGCCCTTCGCCCAGAAGAGCATCAACCGAGCGGCACGTGCAACTTCTCCCGAATTGATAACGCCACACTCCAGTTGGTGCTTTCAAACGCCACAGTTGAGGGAACCAAGACTGCCAAGGTGCGAATTTATGCTACCAACTATAACGTGTTGAGAATTATGTCCGGCATGGGTGGATTGGCCTATTCCAATTAGGCGTTTTCCAGACCATACGTCGTCTCATATTGTATATTTGTTATTATTAAAATTTAACGCTATAAATTATATAGTGTTAAATGTGGTATTGTTCGCTTTTGATTATTATAATCAAACCACTGATTTTGTTATTGATTTAGATAATATATGGAAATGGTTAGGGTTTCAACAAAATGTAAAAGCAAAAATATTATTAGAAAAACATTTTGTATCGGACAAAGATTACAAAATATCGCTTATGCCATCTCATACGCAAAAGACTAACATTATAGTAAAATCAGAAAAACCATGTTTGCCCTCCCATCAGGGAGAGCAAACTTTTGATGAAAATCAACAATCAATATGGAGAACCACTATTATACAAAGATGGAATTGGGCAATTTACTTATACGAATGAATTAATACGCAAATTCACATGTAAATTTGATAGCATAAAACAACTACAAATCAGTGACAAAACATTAACAAAAGTATTGGATAAACCTATACTTTATAATAATTATTACTTTAAAAGTATTGGAAATAAGTTGACAATGGTGTAAAATATAAGTTTAAAAACTGATATAAACAACATACTATATATTACTTATATACCCGAATGCAGAAAGTTGCCCTAATCACAGGAATTACTGGACAAGATGGGTCATATTTGACCGAATTGTTGCTTGAGAAAAATTATAAAGTCTGGGGAATTATCCGCCGTTCATCCAGTATTAATACTCACCGCATTGAGCACGTGTTTAACCAAATAACATTAAGATACGGCGATCTATCCGACGGAGTAAATTTATTAAACATTTTCAATGAAATTAAAAATACTTATTTAAATGACATATCTGTGTTAGAAGTATATAATTTAGGCGCAATGAGCCACGTCAAGGTATCATTTGATATGCCTGAATATACTGGAGATGTAGACGGTTTAGGCACGCTACGAATCTTAGAAGCCCTCCGTAATTGCGGCATTCCACAAGACAAACTCCGATTCTATCAAGCATCTACCTCTGAAATGTATGGGAAAGTAATGGAGGTGCCGCAAAGTGAAACCACCCCATTTTACCCGCGGTCGCCTTATGGTGTTGCCAAGTTATATGCACACTGGATTACTAAAAATTATCGTGAATCCTATGGCTTATACGCTTGCTCTGGAATCCTCTTTAATCACGAGAGCCCACGACGCGGGCACGCATTTGTAACCAGAAAAATCACCATTGGTTTAGGAAATATTTTACGAGGAAAACAAGATAAAATTGTATTAGGTAATATCAACTCACTCCGTGATTGGGGTCATTCCAAAGATTATGTGAAGGGAATGTGGCTGATGCTTCAGCAAACAGAGCCCGATGATTATGTATTATCTACTAATGAATATCATAGCGTGAGGGAATTCATTGAACTGGCGTTTTCTAAGAAAGGATTTCAGATTAAATGGACAGGAGAAGGTGTCAATGAAATTGGCTATGATGAAGTTAGTGGACGCGAATTAATTGTCATTTCTGAGAAATATTTCAGACCGGCAGAAGTAGATGAATTGTTGGGGGATAATACCAAAGCTAAGGCGATACTTGGATGGAAAATGGAGCATACCTTTGATGATTTAGTTAATGAAATGGTTGATGCCGACACTGGGGTAACCTTGTAAAGGAGGGCTCTCACATAAAGTGACCAACCTTTACGGGGGCAAGCCCCCCTTTCCGCATAGCGAGTAGCCAACCCAACCTCTTCTTGTGTCTTATCTTCAACTAAATAATAATTTACAGCAGTAATTTTATAATCATTACTTTTACGAGTAGTCATTATAATAATGGTTTATTATTTATAAAAAAATTGATTTGAAAACTTATTATAATAAGTATTTACAAATATATAATAAGATGGAAGCCCAACCAACAATTGAAAATAAATTAATATCAACCGAAACTATTTCCGACAAAGGTAAATCTACAAAGGAAGGAAATAAAGGTGAAAAGGACGAAATAAAATATAAAAAGGAATTATTTGAAAAAAGAATGGATATAAATTATTGTACTGCACTTTTTGGAAGTGAAGCGCAAGAAGGAATTGAAATTATTAATATTGAAACAGGCAATCAATACGAAAATATTACTGATATAAAAAAATCAAAATCAGCATCAAAAGCTGACACCATTATTATTTTAATAAAAACACAAAAACGGCTCAATATTTCAATAAAATCAAAAACAGGCGCAAAGCCCTCAATCATAAATCATACACCACGTTCGGCAAACGCTTTTCAAAATGAATATTTAAAAGATGATTTATGTTATCTTGATATGTTAGCAAAAGAATACATTGACAAACGCAAACAAGGCAGTATTGGCGAAGATGTTGAGCTTGGTAAGTTATCATCATATAATGATGAAAATGTCAAAAATAGTCTAATAAAATTGTTAGTATACTTTACATTTAAGGGGACTGGAAGCAAAATATCAGAACATGAATGTAATTCTGTTTTGATAATAAATAAAAATGGTTCATTATCATTTATTTTGTGCAATACAGAAAAAGAAAAAGAAACATACATACAAACAATCATTGAAAAAAGTATTATTTCATTTCGTAATAAAGGAATGCCTAAAATTACAACAGAACAATGTATGCCGTGGGTTTATGTAAATGATAAGGGTAAAGAATGTGGTGCTATCCATATTCGTTTAACACATCATTAAGTATTTCTTTAGGTTTAATCCAATTATTTCAGTAAATATAGTAGGAATTGTATTTCCTAATTGTTTCCATTGGTCTTTATTATTTCCACATAATTTAAAATCTGAATTAAACCCTTGTATTTTCAAACAATCTTCTTTAGTTAATCGGTATTCTTTTCCATCAACCATATATCCATCCCAATTATGCTTATCATCAATCGGAGAATTCTTACCACCACATCTAATAGTATAAGCTATTTTTTTTTCAAAATTTTTACCAAGAAGTTCTGTTAATGTTATTTCTTTTTTATATTCATCTAAATCAAGTAATTTATCAATATGACTGATAAGTGCGGTATCATTTCTCACACCAACTATAATTAATCTTTTTCTCATTTGAGGCAAACCATAATCACTACATTTTATAACTTTATATGTAATTGAATAATTTGATGTTTCAATATCACATTTAATTTTTTCAAAAGTTTTACCACCATCGTGATTTAATAATCCCATCACATTTTCAAGAATTATAACTTTTGGTTTATGATAATCAACAAATTTCATAATATTAAAGAATAATGTTCCTCGTTTATCATCAAACCCTTTATGTTGTCCGCATTGACTAAACGGTTGACACGGAAATCCAGCACATAAAATATCATAGTTGATAATATTTTTTGGTTCTATTTCTGTAATATCACCAAGAGGTGAAATGTCATAATTATTTTTATATGTTTCTTTTACAGCATTATCTATATCGCAAGACATAACACAATCCCAACCAAGTTTTTTGAATGAATAATGGAAACTTCCTATCCCACAAAATAAATCTATAAATTTTATGTTTTCAACAATATTTTCTGGTATTTCTTCATTTAAAATAACTTCGTTTGTTTTTATTTCATTTATTTTTTTAGCAACAACCTTTTCAATCATTTCTTCAATTTTACTCTCAAAAACACAAGGGTTTTTTTTAGTAGTATGTTTAGTATAATGTCCCTTTTGGGTAAATTCTTTTCCGCATTTTTCGCAACTATATTTAACCATTTTTCGTTATTATAATATAGTATAATATTATATTTTTAAATCAATTTTTTTATAATTAATTTTAACCAATTTTAGTTAATATTCCTAAACATTCCTGAATTTTGAAATATATAATAAAATGTATTATATATTTTTATAGGAACTAAAATCGGCGTTTGAAATGTAAAAAGGTGTAAAAATTGAATTTGAAAATTAATCATTTTAATTTTCAAATATAAAACAATGAACGACACTATTTCCTGTTATTTTAAGCGTGCGTATGAGGCAGATTTCAGACTATATGACATTAATACTTTATGGTCAATGGATGAGTTCTTACATACAATGAAAGAGTGTATTTCACGCGATTTTGGATTGAACAACGCAGACATAGTTGAAGCTGGTCAGGATACATTTCCTCTAGCAAATGAAGAAGCCAATGCATTAGTATCAGAGCCTATACAATTTAGAGACAAATATGTAAATAAAACTTTTATGGCATTTTATTTTAGACCAGTTACACATGTTCCTCGCAATGAGCCTCGTAACATTTTACAAACGGAGGTAAATGTGACCTCTACTGCGGCAACTAACGTGTTACAAGTAAACCGCACAGTGATACCTAATAGGAATGAATGCACTATATGCTTTGAAACCGTGCCGACTAATCGGCCTTATGGTTGTAGGCATGAAATGTGCGGGAATTGTTTTGACAGATGTAGTCAACATAATTATGCTAGTAGATGCCCTACGTGTAGTCGGGAGACTAACTAACTAAGAATTATTATTCAGTTGCTCCATATTCTAGCAATAATTCAACAATATTATAATGTTTATACCACTTGGCAATTGATAAAGCAGTTTCGCCACCATTATCGGCAATGTTAATATCCGCACCTCTATTTAATAATAAGTTACATACGTCGTATTGGTCATTTTCAACAGCCATTATTAATGCTGTAATTCCATCTCTATTTTTTACATTAATTTCTGCGCCGTAATCTAGCAAAATTTTACACGCTTCAACGTCCCCAATACTAGCAGCATACATTAACGTTGTGCTATTATCCGAATAAGGGAAATTAACGTTTGCTCCTCTCTCTATCAATAATACACAAATGTTATGGTGGTTAAGATTTACCGCAAGCATTAATGGAGTAGACGGTCTCCCTTCATGTTGAAATATAAGATTCGCACTATTAGGATTTAAATCTAATAATTCTTCTACTTGTGCTAGATTACCGGCACTAATAGCATCATTCATTGATACCGCATTGTGAGCAATGTCAAATGCTACGTTATTAGGAAGATGATGTTGCATGACCGGACGTTTAATACCTCCAATATATTTACGAGTATGTAATTTTTTACTAAATAATCTTTTACTAGTTTTACGGTGTTTCTTATGTTTTTGTTTTTTAGTACGCATTTGTTTATACTAGTATAACATAAAATAAAATTGAATTATTAATAACGCTATAATATTTCGTAAACAACAGTAACAATGAGCGCACAAAACGGACACATTTCTCTAGCCAAGGTATTAGCCGAGAAACTCGGCGCTGCTGCAGGCCATATTCCACAGACGGCTTGCGCCGAAATAATTGATAATGGTATTGATGCCTATGCTAGAAATATTACGTGTTTTATAAATAATGAAACGCGTACTCTGGCATTCTATGACGACGGCGAAGGCATTACTCAATTAGAAAACGTGTTAGGAATGGGAAGCGACCTGAAAATTAAAT